TTTTGGGATACTACTTCGTTCAGTTACGTATTGCTGGTGTAAACCAGTCCACAAATTTGAACACTTAGTCCGGCGCATTGGGGTATTTTGGTTGGGGGTCTGGGGGTAGGGGCAGTGCAAATCAAAAATCGAGTGAAACGTTTAGAGTTTCGGAAGGCAAATGAACTGAGGCCGAATCCAGCAAAACTGGAAAACGACCATCCGGTGAAGCAACTTGATGCGATTCGAGCTATATTCGATGAGGTCGGTTTTGCTGGTGTTGAGCTTGCACGCAAGTTAGATGACGGACCAGCTCGAGCTGATTGACGGCCATGCAAGAGCCTTGCTTGCCGGAGAGGCTGAAATACAGGTTGTCAGTTCTTCGATGTAACCGAGGATGAAGCTAATAAGATCCTATTAACCTATGATCCGATTGTCGGCTATGGCCAAGACGGATGATGAAAAGGCTAGAGGACGGTTACCCCATAGTACAAACGGGCCCGCTGGCCCTAGCTGGTCTACTGGATGGCCTTGCAAAAGATGCGGGTATTGTGACGGCTGACGGGGCCCACAACAAGGTACAAGCCGAAAGGTATCGGCACCGATTTACGAGCCGAAAAACAAAAAGCCCTCGATTTCGGATTTGGTGGACTGCGAAAAGTCGATCGAATTGATTGCTGAAATCGAACGGTCGAATGTTCCGGATGATGTAAAAGCCTTTTTAACGAAGGCAAAACTCTCGGCATGATGTTTTCGATTACGAATTGATTGCTGACTTCTATGCTCACTCGGATGATGCGGTGAAGCGGTTGATCAGAAAGATCCGCGGTAGTGACCAGTCAGATTTTGATAAGGCGATTGAGGACGGGCACACGGATCTTCTCGAAGGAACTCGCGGAGCTGTATCGGGATGAATACCCCAAACCGACTGCCTAGCGATTTCGCGGTGCTGATCCTGACGGCACGGCCGGTCCTAATAATGTGCGAACCTCATTCGAACGTTGCGATCTTGCGGTTACACGGGTCGCATTGTGCTCGGTGGTCGATGATGAGGATAAGACCATATCTGAGTATGAAGCTAACTTTCCCAGGGTCAGGTTGTTGTTTTCAATAAAAAGCGACCGCAGACCAGACCGATGAGGGTGATAACTTCGATGACGCAGAACGATAACGCGACGCTCGGAATGCCAGCTATGATGTGGCTGAGGGGCTCGGCATCAGGTGGTTTGTTCAACTTGATGACGACTACACTTGTTTTCAATTTAGAAGTAATGAGGCAGAGCAGTACCCGAAGAAAAAGCGTAAGGTTCGCAAAAGCCTAGATGCACTATTTGCAGCTTTTTTGAAATACTATGAGAAAAGTGGGGCTGATTGCATTGCGATGGCTCAAGGAGGTGATTTTATCGGAGGACACCAAAATCCATCAGCTATTGACCCGAACGCCGAAGCGAAAGTGTATGAACTCATTTTCTGCTCGGTAGATCACCGCGTATGGTTTGTAGGTCGCATGAATGAGGAACGGTTAACACGTATACGAGCCTAGGTCGTGTTCGGTAGGCTTTTCATGACCATCCCGCTTTGTAGCCTGCTACAGCTTCCGACTCAATCGAACCCTGGTGGAATCAGTGAGACATATAAAGCCTATGGAACCTATGTCAAATCGTTCTATACGGTTATGTTTGCGCCGAGCTGCACAAAAGTGTCTATGATGAATACGAGGCACGCAGAGAATACACCACGCGATTGAATGGAGAAATGCAGTACCGGTCATTCTAAGGCGAGAACACGCGTCGAGGGGTTATGGGGATACGCGATACAAGGATGATGGCCAAAGCGATACAAAACAATTGGCCGCTGACGGATGAACATCGGAAGGCGATCGTTCAAGTTTTGTTGCGTATAACGCTTGATCCGGAATCGAGCCGAAGGGAAAGGACATCCGCAGCGAAAGCGTTAATGGCGGCTGATAAACTGAACCTAGAAGCCGCGGCACTGGAAATCAGGGTACCGAACAGCATCACGATAGGCGAGAAGATGCAAGACTGGATAGAATCGCTAGAATCGCTGAGCGACTCGGACATCATGGAGTTGCTGCAGCAATTACCGCCAGAGGACCAGAAAGCGACCTTGATGGAGTTGGCTAGCTTTCGCGGTGGCCCTGGCGGTGATGGATCATCGTGAGCGTGATGTGGTCCGGAAGCACGAAAAAGGATGCTTGGTTCGGCGATCACAATTCCGGAATGCAAAAACCCAGAACGGCGGCGGCGGTGCTTGGCTGATCCGTTTGAGATGATGCGGACCTATTACTCAGATCGATTTTTCCGGCCTTTCTCGAAGCTTCATATTAAACTGGTTGATACGGTGATCAAAAGCGCGAGAAAAGGAACGGACCAGGCATGGGCAGCCCCTCGCGGAATCGGCAAGACGGAATTGCTGAAAGCCGTTTTGGTCTATTTGATTCTGGCCCAGATTGTTCGATTCCCGATTGCTATCGGTGCAACGGCCTCGTCTTGCGTTTAACATCTTTGATGACGTGAAAAACCAGTTCGAAGGCAATGATTTGCTGTATGAAGACTTCCCGAGATTTGCCACCCGGTACGCGAGCTAGAAGGGGCACCGCAGCGGGCGAGGCGTCAGCACGTCGACGGTAAACTGACCAAGATCATTTGGAAATCGACCAAGCTGCTACAGTTGCCCTATGTGCCTGGCAGCCCGTATGGTGGCGTGAAGCTGACCTATCACGGACTCGATGCGGCTTTTCGCGGGATCAATATTCGTGGGGCTCGGCCTGATCTGGCCCTTGTCGATGACCCAGAAACGCGAGACTCGGCCCGCAACCCGGAACAGGTTGCACTACGCGAAATGACGATGGATCGCGACATAGGCGGCCTTGGAGGGCATGGGAAGAAGTTTTGCCGGGTGGTAATCACCACAATTCAGAATCAGGATTTGCTATTCGTGGCGTGTGACCGATCCGGCTATCAAGCCAGCGTTTGACGGCAAGCGATTCGGGCTCATTGAGCAATGGCCGACCGAGCTTGATATGTGGCAAGAGTATGTTACGCGACGGCAGAACGCACAGCGGCACGGGGATAAGATCGCAAAGGATGCGACTAAGTATTTCCTCGAAAACTACGACAAGATGATCGCGGGCGTGGTGATGAACGATGATGGATTTGACCCGCAGATCGTCGATGGAGAACCGCAGGTGCATCACGCGATTCAGGCGGCTTACAATTGGATTGCTACCAATGATATGGCTGCGTTCCTGGCCGAAAAGCAAAACGAGCCTGAGGCCGAAGAAATCGTCGAGACGGAAGCACTATCGGCGGCCTTGGTTCGGTCGCGGTTGGCGGTGCAAACGCAGGGAGTTTTGCCGGACAACACCGAGCGGATTGTCGCGGCTATCGACGTTGGCAAGCGGTTATCGCATTGGGTGGTGATCGCGTTCCGAAATCCGGGTATCGGAACGATCATTGACTATGGCTGCAAAGCGACCTATGCAACGAACGAAAAGGATCTTGAGTCGAAAGCGGCCCTCGATGTAATGCTCAAGAACCTATTGCTGGATTGGATAGAGGATGATCTGAAGCCGTACAAGATTGACGGAGCGCTTGCGGACTCCGGAGCGTTCACCGATGCGGTTTATGCGGCGTGCAGGCAGGCTAGGGCGAACGGCCTCCCGATGTTTCCGTCGAAGGGTTGGGACAACAAGCGGTTTAAGATGCCGCAGGCTAAAAAGGGCGTGGTGTTGTTCGATCAATGTTATGCCCACTATGACGCGTCGCAAGAATTGTGGCTTTACAATGTGAACACCGAGTATTGGAAGATGTGGACGCACTCGCGGTTCGCGGTGCGCGCCATACGCTGACGACGGTGATCGAACGGTCGGAAGCCTGGCTCTTTATCATCCAGGCCAGGACATCAAGAGGCATTCGGCATTCAGCCATCATATAATCGCGGAGGAACTAACGCGGGTTCCGGTCGGTTCGGGCTATGTGAACCAGATGGTTTTGAAAAGCAAGAACAACCATTGGCTCGACGCAACGGCGCTTGCGTGTACGGTCGGCGGGGTGTTTAAGATCCGGGTATTGTCTCGCGATGAAATAACCGCAGCAGCCAAACCGGCACCTCGGCCAATTACGGTTCAAAAGTCGGCGGTGAATGTATCACGGCCAAAGTTTTCGGCGGGTAACTTTATAAGGCGATAGCGATGGGAAAAGCGAAGCGTGATCCGATGGGTGACTTAATGGGCGTTGTGGATGAGCAACAGCAAACGACCGAAATGCAAGAGCCTGCGACCGAATCGGTGGCAGTATCTTCCGAAGGAACCACATCGAAGCCCGTCGAGCCTGCGAAAGTGGTTGCAGTAGCGGCGAAGATTGAGGAAATTACGATCACGCTGCCGATTTGCCGAGGCGTTCATCTTTATGCCCAACGGCACATTGAAACGAAAATAGACCCTCGGACGGCGAAAGATTTGGCGATGGTGTTGGGTGCCCTTCGTGAATCAGGCGTGAAAATGCCGAGCGGGCGGCGGGTGCTATCGACGGCGGACGCGGTGCGGTGGATTTTGAGCAAGGTTAGTTTGGAGTGTAGCAGGGATGGTAATTGAAGATTACGAAACGCTTGTTGCAACGCTCCAGGTGAATGCCGATTGGCGGATAGGGCCAAGCCGGGCGAAGGCGGAAGCGTTTGTCACGGCGGCCACAAAACTGATCGTGATGATGCCGGCGTCATCGTCGGATGATGGTCATTCAACATCGACGAACATCGCTCAAATTGAGTCCCAGATGCGGGATGCTCAGGCCTATTTGAACTCGATCGGCGGCAGCACGTCGACCACTTCCAAGGTTCGCTTTTTAACGACACGGACAGGGTTTCGCCGATGAGCCGAAGCAAAGATACGATGGTTTCCAAGTTTGATAGGTTTCGGGCCGAATATGACCGATCCAGGGAAAACAGATACACCCGAAAGCGTGATGGCCTTGCTTATCGCGGTGCTAGTGCTGACTGGCATTATCGCAATGAGTATTTGTACTATCGAGATATTGAGGTTTCGCGGCAGCTCGATATGGACGATGCAGCGATCTCCGCAGGAACAACCCTCGCGGTGAATAACATCATTCAAGATGGATTCATGCCAAACCCGGCGACGGGTGATAAAGCGGTCGATGATGAGCTTTGGAACCGCTTTTGGGACTGGGCCGAAGATCCAGAGCAATGCGACGAATCCGGTGAAAGTACGTTCCATGAGATGGAAGTGTTTGTAACCCGAGCGCTACTGCGCAATGGCGATATCACAGCCACAGCAAACCCAAGCGGAAAACTAAGCTTATGGGAGGCTCACGAGGTTCAGACCGAGAACGCGAATGCCGATGACGGTGTTAGGTATCACGATGGACGGAAGCCGCCAGCGAACTCACTTCCATATTCGGGCGGATGCGATCGAACCGCACATGCAACCCTCGCAGAGTGTGCCAGTGCCGGTGTTTTCGCGTGAGGGATTGCGGCAGGTGATGCACGTTTATGTTCCGAAACGGGTGCGGGCGACGCGTGGAGTCTCGGCATATACACCGATCACCACGATTGCCCAGTTTTCGGGATGATATCGAATTTGCATTGCTGGTACAGCGACAGGTCGCGAGCTGCTTTACGATCTTCCGCAAGCGGACGCAGCAAGCGACGAATCCGATGGCAACACCGGGCTACGGCCAGAGCGAAACAGAGCAAACCTCGGCGGGCATCCGGATACTCGAAAACATCGGCCCAGGTATGGAGGTAACGGGCGAGGTCGGTGAAGACTTCACGGCGTTCTCGCCGAATATTCCGGGCGGCGGCTATGAAATGCAGCACAAAACGCAGTTGCAATTGATCGGTATCAACTTGGGTCTCCCGCTTTGCGTGCTATTCATGGACGGATCGGGAAACGAACTATAGCGGGTGGCGTGGTGCGGTGGATGAGGCCCGCAAGGGATTCCGCGCAAATCAAAAAGCGATCTCGACCAAGTTTCATAAGCCGATCTGGAACTGGCGGGCGTGGGTAGCCGCTCAGGATGATCCGGCCCTAGAACGAGCGGCTAAGCGGCTTGGTAAGAACTATTTCAAGCACTCGTGGGACCCGCCAGCGTGGCCGTATATCAATCCAATGGATGATGCGGCAGCAAATGCCCTGGTTCTGCAGGAAATGCTCAACAGCCCTCGCCGGCAATATAACGGCAATGGTCGAGACTATGAAACGATCGTTGATGAAACGATTGAGGATCGAACGTACGCCATTGTGCGGGCGATGCTAGCGGCCGAGGAAATCGGGCGACGCTTCCCGATCAACCGCCGTTGCACTGGCGAGAGCTCGTTTCGGTACCGATCAAAGATACCGGAATACCGACTACGATTTTGAATCAGATCGCGTCGGGAAAAGCGATCGTGAATAGTGCTGGAGCTTTGCCAGCTCCACCAGCGGCCGCCAGTGGGTTCGGCTGAGTATATGCAGTTATCACGGCGGCAATTGCAAAACAACAAAAAGGCGATCACGGACGCGCTGAACGATTTCATTTCGGGCAAGACTTCGCAGGTATTTACCGAAACAATGCTCTCGACCTATGGCCTATCGGTGGAAACCATTAAACGATTGTTGAGCGATGCGGGTGATGGTCGCATTGACGATCCTGATCTAAAGGACGGTTAAAACATGAATCGAATCGAAATCAAAGGGCATCATCGGCAAGGACGTCACCAAAGATTCGTTTGCGGCGGCTCTCGCAAAATGCGACCAAACGCAGCCGGTCGAAATCATAATTGATTCGGACGGCGGCAGCGTTTTGCAAGGCATGGCGATGATCGACATGATCGAGGCCTACCCGCAAAAAACCGTCGCGGTGGTTTCGAGTGTCGCATTCTCGATGGCGTCGGCATTTGCGGCGTCCGTGCGATGAATGCAAGATCACCCGCAACGGCTATTTGATGTTGCACGAACCCGGAATCCTGCCGGATGGAGAGATGATGCGATCGGATCGACTTGCGTGCCCAGGCAGATCAGCTGGACACATTCAAATCAACTCTTCTCCGAATCTACGCGGAGAAAATGAAAAAGCCTATTGAAGCCGTTGCAGAAATGCTCGAAAGTGGAGATCGTTACTTCACAAGCGAAGAAGCGAAGCAGGTCGGGCTTGTCGATGAGGTCTTGCCATTGGTGCGGCCAACAGTCCTAGCTCTTACGTCTCGACTCGATTCAAAAATGGTTGCGATGTTGACCGCAACTGAATTACCAAAAGCGGAGCCAAAGAAAATGGGCATTACCCCAACATTGCTAAAGACAAAGTATCCCAAGCTGTACGCTTTGGCGAACCCTGCCAAAATCTTGGCAATGATGGAAGATGAAACCATGACCGAGGAGGGCGCTGTACAGACAATGGGCGCTGACTTGGCTACCGAAAACGAAATGCTCAAGCAAAAGTTGATGGCACTCGAAGCCGAACTCGCCTCGATGAAATCGGCACCGGTTGTTGTCGATGCCTCGATGAATCAAGACCCGAACAAGGTGAATTGCCAAGGTTCGCGACAGCCAACCCCAGTAACGAGTGTTCCGAAGATTGAAGCCAATGGAACCGGCTCGCCAGTGGTTTCGGCAGAGCAAGAATGGAACCAGCGAATTGCCGAAGTGGTTGCGGCTGCCAAGGTCGATAAAGTGACGGCGACCCGTCGTGTGAATCGCCAATACCCTGGCCTACGTGAACGCGTATTGGCCGAAACAAAGACACGTCAGATCGTTTGAGCGATCCGACATATCAATCCAGCGGAGTGGACAAGCGACACCTAGGACGAAAGAGCTGGTTGCGGTAAATCGACGTGGAAAGGTCACCATGGCTTACTGAAATGTAAGTTGCCGCTTCCGATAGCAGGTGCAAATCCTGCCTGGATTTTTGATGTTGAATTTTTAGCGTCGATGTGAATCACTGTTTTTTAGTGAGATAATTGAAAATGGGAACTCAGTACTTTGAAGGCCGAAGCCGAAGCGGGCAGGCGGCATCGGCGCTAGGTTCGTACCTTCGCGTGGTGGTCAATTCCAGTGGAAAGTATGCTTTGGCTGGTGTGGCCGAGGCAGCTCATGGCTACACGACTCGCGATGTTTTCGCAGCCGATGATCCAATCGCCCCGTCACTTGCCAACCTCGAAGGAACTGTGGAAGTGAAGGTCAGTGAGGCGATTGCTCTCGGTGGCCTTTGCTATGCAGCGGCATCCGGCAAGGTTGCGTCAAGCGGTACGATTTTAGAAGGCATCAATGTCGGTGGAGCCGCAACGGCGAATAACGACATTATCGAAATGCTTCCGATTCGTTCGCTTGGACTCAAAAGCAATCAGACTATGGTGCGAGCTTTGCGAACTCGCGTCACGACGGCAAACGTCAACGCGGGTGCAACGCTTTTAGCGGCCATCCCTGGATACAAGTATCGCTTGCATGATGCAGCAATGATTGCCATCGGTGGTGGTGCCGCAACGGCAACCACTGTTGATATTCTTGCGACTCAATCCGCGTCCAGCGTCAAGCTGGTTGCAAATGCGGTTGCTGGCTTGACCCAAAACACCTTGCTGCGTGCAGGTGCGACCAACTCGACGATTCTTGCGGGTGGCGTATCGTTCGTGGCAAATGATGCGAACACGGCAATTACTATCGGCAAGACCGGTAGCGATCTCGCAACCGCAACCTCAATTGATGTGCTGTTACTGTACACGATCGAAGAATAACAGGCTCTCTGCTCGTTTCGCGTGGATGTGGCCACTGAAGCGCGAGACGATTTTACAATAGTTTATTTTGTTCAAAACGCTGGCAGAGAAACAAGGAAAGTGAAGACATGACAAGCCCGACATCACAAATTGCGATTACTCGCAACGATTTGAAGGCTTCGCTTATGGAAGCCAATCTCATCGCAGAACGCGATGGGTTCATTGGCCTCAAGGTGATGCCAGCGATTGACGTTCGCAGCAAGGCCGATCAATTCGGGCGAATCCCGATTGAGGAATTGTTGCAGGCTAAAGATACTGTTCGAGCGCCAGACGGTGGCTATGCTCGCGGTAATTGGAAATTCGAGCCGGACTCTTACGCTTGTATCGAGCACGGTTATGAGGAACCAGTCGATGAGGCGGAGGCCCGCATTTATGGCGACTGGTTTGACGCCGAGGTGATTTCGACCGAGCGAGCCTATTGGCAAGTTTTGGTCAATCAAGAAATGCGAATTGCTGCCAAGCTTACAATACGTCGACCTATACCGGCGCGTATCGCTTACCACGGCGATTACCGACGAATGGGATGACTACGCTGCGGCTGATCCGATCACCGATGTGAACAACGCCAAGATTAAAGTTTGGCAAGGTTGCGGCCTATGGCCAAACGCCATCACGCTAAACGAAACGCAATTCATGCACGTTCGTCAGTGTGCTCAGGTCGTTGACGCATTGCAGGCCGCTGGTTCCGGTGTGAGTGCTATTCAGGGTGACTTCACTGAGGCAATGCTTGCGAAGGCGTTCGGCCTGAAATATGTGTTTGTGTCGCGTGCGACCAAGAATACGGCAAACAAGGGTCAATCGTTTTCGGGTGCTCATATTTGGTCAAGCGAATACGCCAGCGTTTTGCGTGTGGCTGAAAATCCAAACGATATCAAAGAGCCTTGCGTTGGACGCACGTTCCACTATGTGGGCGATGGTTCGAGCATCGGCGGAACGGTTGAAACGTATCGCGATCGAATCAAAACGTCGTGATATTGTTCGCGTTCGCCACGATGTGGCCGAAAAGACTTTGATTGTTCAAGCGGCTCACTTGCTGTCGAACGTGTTGACCCTCTAATCATTGGCGGGCGTCATGTCGCGGTTTCGCTCTATTGTGAAAACATCATCATTCCCGCGTTGGCCTTCCAGCACGGGGAATTGATTTTATATGAACGTCGTGACGGGGTGATGCGTGAAATAACGGCGATCATAACTCGCGATGAACTTGGGATCTTGAACGAGCTCGGTGATAACCCGCAAATCTCGATGAAAGTGTCAGTGGCAGATGATAGCACTACGGGCATTTCGCGCGGTGAACTGGATACGGAACTGGATTTTATTTGGATTGCGAGGAAGCAGGGCGGCGAACGGAAAAAGGTTGGCATTGCTAGGGTGCTGAACGATAAGGTAGGGCGTTTGCTACTGGCGATTTATTGAGGCATTGAAATGATTCGCGTGCGGCTTGATCGAACCAAACCACCGATCAATACGGACGCAAGCAGCGAGCAATTAGTTGATGCGGCCCGCATGGGTCTGAATGATACGGTCAAGGAGATGCGAACATTTGCTTGGCGGCATATCAATAAGGTTGTGGCGATCAAGAAGCCGGAGCAAAGCCAGAAAACACCTAAGCAGGTAGTAGAAAGTCGAATCAGTTTGAGTTGGGCTAAGCGTGGTGAAACGCAAGGCGTGATCGAAATCAAAGCGGCTACGATCCCGCTGGTTTGGTTTGATCCGAAAGATAAAAAGATCCCGTCAAACGCATCGCGTGGTGAGGGTGATAGGAAAAACAAAAAGCGGGCGAGAGTGAAGCGGTACGAAGCGTCAGTGAAGAAAGAAAAGGGGGCGGCTCGCGAGGTTGTGCCTGGCGGATTTGGTCCCCGAACGGAAAAGCTAGGTCGCACGGTGTGGAAGCGTGCAGGGAAGGCAAGGAAGCCCCTAGTTAAGCCAAAGGGCGTAGAAGTGCCTGAGATACTTCGCAGGCGTGGCGGTGTGCAGGAATTGACGGCAAAGGCCGAGGAACGGCTAGCGGTAAACATCGCTCGAAGAATTAAACGGATCAAGTATTGGTGGGGTAAGAGACGGGGACAGCAACCGAAGGCGGACGCATGACAACGGCAACGATCGAAAACAACATACTCGATGAAGCTGTCACGCGCTTGCGAGAATTTACCGAGGCGAACGGTTATGACTACGATGCGGCGGGTGTTGTTCGGCCTGATAAAAAAGGTACCGAATGGACTCCGCAGCATCGATTGATATTGCTTGACCTAGCAGGCAATGTGCGAAATCCAGAGCATGACCGACCTGGAAATCCGCCAGCGATCGCGTTTACGCTGACGTTTGAAATGCGAATGATACTCCGCAGCGGTGAAACGGCGGACTCGATCGATTCGAGCGAATCGCTTTATGCGGCGGCTGTGATGAAAAAATTGATAGCGACCGGCGCAATGGTGGCAGTTTGACGGAAACGCGTACAACGCGGATCTCGGCGAGGCGAACCCGTTTCGGTCGGCAAGTGGTGATTATTCAGGTGTGACGGTGCCGGTAACGGTGTGGTACCGAGTGAGTGAAAATAATCCGTTCCAATCGAGGAGCTAGGGTACGATGCTAAAGGCACGATCAGTTTTTGCGGCCAAGGTTGAAGGAACGATGGGCACGGCGGAAAGCCTGTCCGGAACCGATGCCGTTTACGATGCCTATGATGTGGTAATGAATCCGCAGATCCAGAAGGTGGTTCGGCCGTCGCAATTATCGTTTGAGCCGCTAGGGTCCGTGAGTAGCGGCCATATTGGGCAGGTTGGATTCAAAACAGATTTGGTGTGGGATGGAACGTCGACGCTGCCGAGCATGTTTGAGGTTCTGATGCCCGCGTGTGGTTGGGTGAAATCATCAACCACGTTCAAGGCGTTCACGAGCCCGCCAGGAACGGCGGACGGGGTTAAGACCCTAACGCTAAATGCCTATATCGACGGTACGCTGCGCCAGCTCGTAGGGGCCGTTGGTGACTGGACGTGGTATCTTCCGACAGGGCGACCGAGCTACATTGAATGGGTGTTTACGGGTATTTGGCGGGATATCACTGATACGGCCCTGATCAACCCAACGACACCAACGGCGAAAGCGGTGCGGTTTAATACGGCATCGACATGCACGTGGGATTCGGTATCCATCGCATCGACTGAGCAATTTGTGATTGCTAGCGGCAATACTGTTTCGATGGCCTATTCGGCAGCGACTGCAAGTGGTTACAAGCATGGATACATTAGCAACCGATTGACGACCGTTCGCGGGAATCCGGAATCGGTGTTGGTTGCCACTCAAGATCGATTCTTGCAAAGCAAAGATAACACGCAAGCGGCCCTTGCAATTACGTTCCTAGGCAATGGAACGTCGACGATCGGATTCTCAGCACCAAAGGCATCGATTCAGACGATTGCCGAGGCTGTGCGTGAGGGTCTATTGTGCGACGATATCTTGTGGCATTGCAACAAGAACGCGTCGGCAGAGAATGAGGCAATGTCTATCACGTTTACGGCATCGACATAAGAGAGGGTCAAATGGGCGAAGGGGTAGTAGAGCCAGGCGAGACGTATAAGATTCAGCACGAGACGCGCGAGCGTGTGATTACTTTTGAATTTCGACATCTTTCGATGCGGGTTCAAAAGCAGGCTATGCTTGCGTATGACGACTGGAAATCGGATGAAAAGACAACGAACGAACTGTACGACCAAACGCTTGCCGTGTTTCGGCTGGCAATGGTCGGATGGTCGAACGCGGTCGACATTATGACGGGCGAAGCGGTGCCGTTTTGTGTTGATGATCTCGACCGGGTAGTCGATGTGATCGATGCAAGAATGCTGCTTCTGAAGATCCTGCGCAAATGGTCGACCAGAGGTGCAGCAAAAAAAAGACTGAGACTCGCGGCGATGATCCGCGCAGGTAAGATCGGCGGATGCGGTCGCGGGTGTCAGTGCAAGGGTAAGAACGGGCAACGGATGATGCTCGAGTGTCCGGAGTGTGATGGCGAAGGATCGATCGGTGAAAAGGATTGCGAAACGTGCGGCGGATCTGGCGAGGTGCAGTTGACGCGATGCTCGCATGAGGAAACGGTAGCGATCGTGGATCTGGTTGCGTGTATCGAATTGTTTTTAGATCATGGGTTGCCACCGATTGCGGGCGGTGTGCTAGATCAAGCGGCGTGGTTCATAGCGGCGGCAAAGTATTACGAGACACAACGCGCGAGACTACGATGAGCGAATCAGCGAAAATCGTCATCGATGTGGATGACTCGGATGCGTCGAAGCTGGATAAGGCTAACGCAAAACTCGATGCAATGGGAACCTCGGCGGCGAAGGCATCTAAGGCCGTTCAAGACGTAGGCGATCGTAAAGCCGCATTAGAGGGTCTGGAACGCAGCGGAAAGGTTGCGGGCAAGTCGATAGCCGATCTTGGTAATGCGTTGCAGATCCAAGGGGCTGGCGACATTGGCGGCGGCATCGGTGATATCGCCGAGCAGCTTGAAAAGGCGGCTATGTCGGCCAATGGATTGAAAATGGGGCTTGGCGGAACCTTGACCGTAATGGCGGCGGTGGCAGCGTCGGCGTTTGCGATTGGAAAAGCGATCGGGGATATCGTTTTTCAAACGGAATACTGGAACAAGCAGCTCGAAATTGCCGGTCAAAAAAGTGATCGATTGACGCAAAAAAACCTCGCTCGAATCGGGCGTGAGTTTCAGCAATTTATGGCGTTTGAGGCCCTCGAAGAAACGCCAATGGTCGAGGAGCGGCTGAAGACGCTTAATACCGAAATTCAGGGCGTGCGGAACAACCTGCGAGCTGCAGAACGGGAGCGTGATCGAATCGCGGCATCGTGGTGGCCTGCGATGGGCGAAGCGGAAAACGCACAGCGAGCAGTTGACGATGCCCAGGCCCTACTTGATCTTTACGAGCAACAGGCCATTGCCCTAGAAGACATGGCGGGCTTTCAGCAGGACTTGAAAGAGGCGCAAAAGGCCCAACCACAGGAGCAACTCGAAGAATCGACCGTTAAGGCGCTGAAAGAGCATCTTGAATTGTTGCAAGCCACGAAGGATGAGCAGCTTCAAATCAAAGCGGCTCGGCAGGCTGCCAGCATTGACGGCCAAACCGAAATAGAATTGCTGTCTCGATCTGTTGAAATCACGGAACGACGATTGAAAGCCGAGGAAGCGATCAAACGCGAGACGCAGGCTCTTGCGTTGATGCGTAAAGAATTGACCGACGGAAAAGATGCGGCGGCGCTGATGCGGCAAGAACTCGCTTTGATTGCCGAGGGTGTGGAAAAAGATGATGCAAAGCGGCTTGCGCGTGAACAGCAGCGATTACAAAAGCAACTTGATGCAAAAGCAGAGGCACAGCGGCAGCGGGATCAGGCCCGTGAGGTTCCGGCACTCGGTGCGGTCGAATCGCGATTGCTTACCAGCGGGCGGGCAGCAGATCCGAACAAATCGCTACTTGATGAACTAAAAGCACTACGGGCGACGCAGGAGAAACGCAACGAAGCCGACAAGAAGCTAGCCGATGCGTGGTATGAGCTTGCTAAGCGGCCTTTGATATATGGAAAGGCACCCTAGCGATGTCCGTGACTCAAGTTAATGAGATGTGGGACAACACCGATCGCGAGACGCAACTTGCTGACGGTAGCTACACTACAAAACGGCGTAGGGCGTGGCAAGTATTGCACGACAACGGGACGGATGATACCGAAATTGAACGCTCCCCCGGTGTAGTGCTTGGCGATCCGTATGGGGCATTGCCCCATGTTCGGGCTCGGCGTCGATGGATGCAAAAACTTTCGCCAATATCCTCAGCGGTGTTTGTGGAGTACGAGGGCATCATCGGTGAAAAGGAAACGAACCCTTTCGACTCTCGACCGAAAATTGATTTCCTTGACTCGCCAAGTACCGAGCAGATCGATGAGGACTTCAACGGCAAGCCGATCATGACGATTGCTGGGGAGCGATTTGAAAACGTTACCGAGGAATTTGTTGACCGGCTGATTGTGATCCAACGAAACTTCTCGACGTTCAACACGGCATCGGTCGATCCCTACTTGAGGTCTGTCAATTCGGATTTGTTTTTAGGCTACCTACCTGGTCAAGCACGAATGAAGTCGATTAACGCCTCGACGGTGTATATAGGTGACACAACGGACGTTTACTTTAGCGTCACGGCTCGCGTTCATTGTCGCGTGATTACGCGGGCGTCATCGCCAGCGAAAACATGGTACAAGCGATTGCGCCATGAGGGGTATTATTGCCTGGTTGCGAATCCGTTCGATGGTGGCGCGTTGATTAAAGGGCAGTGTCGGGTTAAGGGTAAGCCGGTAACGCGGCCCGCATTGCTTGCGGCGGATGGTCAAATGCTGCCGGATACGACCACTACGGCGGTTTGGTTAGAGTTTCAAACACTTCAGCCGCTTCCGTTTGCGGCCCTTGGTTTATTGAGGTAACGCGATGGCTGATATCACAATTACAGCGGCTAACATTGGGTGCGGCAGTAATGCTTTGGTGCGTCGAGTAACCGGAGGCGAAGCACTGACGCACGTTCAGCCGGTTTACCAACAGAGTAACGGCAAGTTTTATAAGGGTGACTCAAATAACAGTGAGCAAACAGCCGAAATTCAAGGCATTACCTTTTGCGCATGTTCCGGGGATGGCGTCGATGTTTTCATTTTGTTTTTTGGTGACCTAAAAGTTGGTGCCATCTTAACCAAGGGTGAAACATATTGCCTAAGTGAAAATGCGGGTATGATTTGTCCTATCGGTGACGTTGGCAGTGGAGAGTGGGTAACGATTCTCGGTGTTGCAAAAGACACTAGCACGCTATCGGTTGATATAAAACCAACTCGGATTCAAAAATAATCATGTCACGAACATACGGCTTTTTTCCCTCAGTCGAATCGGCTGCAAGCCACATGGACCGCCTCGAGCGTCTCTGGGCGTGGTTCCTTTCGACCGGGCAGAGAATACCGTTGTTTGTGCCTGAAGAAGATCAGATTGAGTTTTACAACGACAGCGGCGAAGATATCCCGCCCCATGCGGTGATGCAGATCACGGACGGGGAAGAGTCGGTTGTGAAGGTTGATAAGCCAGCCGACCGATACGGCAGAACCGGCCCGTATTTAATCAACGGCAATGAGGCCGTACTCGAGGGCAAATTTGGGATTGCGACTAAGAATGGTACGGCGTTGGTTAAGATCGTTGACGCTGGAACCGTAAATTTTGGTAAGCGACTATCAGCCGAAGCAAACCAGTGGTACGCGATTGAGAATCCGTGCGGCCCGTGGCGATACTGCGGAACGCAAGAAGAGCTGAGCTACAACGGCACACACGTTTTAGCACAATGGGTGGATTATCCGCCGATTGTGGACTTTGTTGCGCCAGTGGGTGGTATAGCGGCTACCACTGGTACCGATCCATTGACGATGGGCTCGGCGACGTGCGATATTTGGATTGACAGCGGAACCCTCGGCCAGCTTACCGACAGCTCATTTAATGAGACGATTTACAATCGATTTGCGGAATCTGTGCCTGCATCGGCTCGCGGCATTGCTTCGCTAAGCGGTCGCGGCGTATGGCGTGCTGTTTCGTGGAGCTGCTGAGATGCCTAGACCATGTCCAGGTGCGGGATGCTGTGAACCAACCGGACCATGCGGCTGCGCATCGACGCAAGTTGAAATCGTGGTCAGTAATGCCGATGACATTATCACGATTCAGGGCGTGCGGTTTATCGGCGGCCCGTGTGATTATTTAGATTTTGAGGGCTTTGATGCGATCAACGGAACGTATTACGTGGATTGGCCGGAAGGTGGCGGGGAAGTCGAATTAGGGCGATGGGCGCAACTGAATGGCCCGCTTACAGATGCGTTGGGCACAAAATACTGCGTTTACGCTCGATTGTATTTAAGCGTTCTAACGGGTGATCCGGCGTGTGATGGATTCTTGTGCCTATGTATCTACATCGAAACGCTTTTTGATACGTCCATCTGTCCCGATGTAGAGGATATCAACTTCATAAGTTGCTTCGGCGTGAGCTGCGGATCGTTCGGTGAGGAAAACGATTTTCAAGTTAATCTCTGCACCGCCGACAGCACTACCATTGACCAGCCAACCACCGATGATATTGATTGCGATATCAAATACTATCACTGGGAGGCGTCGATTGCACCCGTATGAGCGAGTGGACTTGTCCGAAATGCAAGCGAAGCTATCCGGACAAAGGGCAAACGATTCGTTGCGTTTGTAGGGCTGGCGGCGGGGTTCGATTCGTTGAACGTGGCTTGGTCAAATCGGGACCAGGAACCGAACTAGAAAAGATTCTGCACTCGCTGGGTGTGGATCCGAAAAACGGATGCAGCTGTCGAACGGTGTTGCTAAAGATGGATCGATGGGGTGTCGATGGTTGCAGGGTGCCTGAAAATCACGCTTGGATCGTCGGACAACTAACGGAGAATGCCAAGCGGTATTCGTGGTCGGATGCGATCACGGCGGCATCTGTGGCGATTCTAAGACCGTCATTACTCGATGTGCAATTCCTTTGCAAAATGGCCTACGCGGGATGGGCTGAGGCCCTGATTGATAAAGCGATCCGGCAAGTCGAGGCGGAATCCGCGAAAATGTAACACACGGTCGACCGGCTTGCCTATAATGCGGCCAAAGGGGTCAAACAATGGCAAAATGGGATGCGGTTAAGGTCGCGAAATGTCTAGGTGTAGCGGTGTCATCGGTGCGGGTCTACGTCATGCGGGGGCTTCTTTCGCCTATTTCCCGCGAGAATCGAAAAGATTTTTTTGACTCGAAAACCGTGAAAAACATTGGGAAAACTCGCAACGGCAGGGGACGGCCGAAGAAATCTCGAAAAATGTAACACTTGGTCTATTGAAAAATGTAACACTTGCCGATATTCTTTGTGTGTAGTTGAGAGAGACACGCAAGCGACTAACGGAGAGTTGAAAATGTTGACCAGTGAAGAAAAGCTACGTCAAACGGTAGCTAAGCAAAAAACCGAAACGCTTAAAACGATTGTTTGGGCGTTGGGCACCGGAAAGCAAGATGATGCCGGGGTTATTGCATTCGGGTTTGCATCTGAAGAATTATCAAAGCGAATCCCAAGCGATGAATTTGTCGCGTTCATGGGAAAGATTGAAGAGGCCCTAGTTTAAGTGCATTGTGTTGCGGGTCGGGTCAATTAGTTATGGCCCGGCTTGCGGTCGCTGTGGAGGACAGCCGTAGGTTAGGCGGACTGCAACACTTTTAAATAACGGAGTTTTTTCTATGTATCGAATTTCGAGCATGTCGGGCAATTTGCTATCGGGTGAAATCACCAGCTTTGGCGAGGCCCAGGAAACTGCCGAAGACCTTGAATTGCAGCTCGATCTAGTTTGTGTGATTCAACAGCTAGTCAATGGCAAGTGGGTGCGGGTTGATCCCGTGATGGATGGTGGCACATGATACCGTACGCCTGACCACATTCGTGACGAAATTCGCAAGGCCCGCGAGGCTGGAGAGTCGCTTAAAAAGATTGCAAAGCGTTTTGGGCTGACGGTGCAAACGCGTTTGCAATATTGCTCGCGAAGGTCGTAAGGTTCCGCTGGAACAGCGACGCGCTAAAGATCATTTGATTATTGAGTGTCTATTGCGTGGTATGACCTACGCACAAGTGCAAGAGGTCACGGGGCTGCCGTATGACAAGGTGTATCGAGTCGCAAAGGCAAAGCGGTGCTTGCGATTCATCGGTCATTGGAATGGTCAGCGGTATCTTGCGAGTTGGTCACAAGATTTGGGAAATGAACGCAACCGGGATGCGGTTGGTTTACGGGAACGAGTTTCAGGCTGTGTACGATCATTTTGCGGTGCTCAATGATGTGTCGTCGCTGCGAGTGCGGCGGAAGCCATGTGAGATGTCAACATGATTGTCATTGCAATGCTTGGCGGCGTGTATGTCGGTTCGCGGCGATTCGGTTGAAAAAGTGACTCGCGGCAGTGTGAGTCGCGTTGTCGGAATGGAAGCGAAACGGGTTATTGAATTTGCTCATACGGGCAAGAGGGTGATGTATGGCAGGGCTGCCAGCGAAGAAAGAGTCGGAAGGGCGTTTGATTGTTCAGCTTCTTCCTGAAACGTGGGTAAGGATTGGCGAGGTGTATGTGCTGTTTTGCGGGATGAATTGCGGCAAGGCGAAATTGCTGATTCAGGCACCGGATTACGTGGATATTACTCGCGAAGACGCGAAAGATAAGACAAAAAAACAGCGGTGAGTTATGCCAGCGAATAGACGTTGCAAAGGGTGTGGAAAAAACACGGGCTCGGCAACTTGGTTCTGCTCGAACGAATGCCGAGAGGTAGCCAAGAAAAACAGTTGCCGACAGTGTGGAAAGCCATGTAAGCGGGTCTATTGCTCGGAGGAATGCTCGTATCGGTGGTATCAGGGTAAGAAGGCCCGCGACAGGCGAGGCGGGCATAAGACGGTCGAAGCGTATTTTTGTGACGGATGCGGTACTAAGGTAATTCACAAGCCATGTTCGATTTGTGCAGCGAAAAACTGGGGTAAAAAAGATGCAACCAAAATCGTATCGTGAGACAAAAGCAATCAGTCAAAGCGTGCTGAAAGAGGCGGCACGAAGCCCTCGAAAGTTTGAAGCGTATCGAAACGGCTCGATGACATTTGAGGCGACGGATGCGATGGATTTCGGATCGTTAGTTGATTCGATGCTGCTGACACCGAGCGAAGTCGGCGAACTGTTTGTTGAGATTCCGGATAGCGTGCTAACGTCGAACGGAGCGCAACGCGGTAAAGCGTGGGATAGTTTCGCGGAAGCAAACGAAGGCAAGGTTTTGATGCGGCCTAGCGAGTTTGAGCGTGCCCACATTATTGTTGAAAAAGTGAAGCAGCATCCGTTTTGGCTCCAGCTTTGCGAAAAAGGATTTGTCACGCAAAAAGAACTGTATTGGACCGATTCGAATAACGAACCTGCCGTGCAAGGCCCTCGTGGATATCTTTCCGCGATTGCCTGCTGACAAACAATTGGCTTGCGGACCTAAAAACGACAGCCGATATGGATGAGTTTGAAAACGAGCATTACCAAATGTTTCGCGACGAAAAGGTCGAGCGATGACGGCATTGTGCGGTCGGCGTCGGTGCTCAAGTTTGGGTATCACGTACAATCGGCGTGGTATTCGCGCGGCGCGTCGATTGTGACGGGGCACCAGGTGAATCGATTCTTTCTGCTCGTTGCCGAGACAAAGGCACCGTATCGCGTGAAAGGCCTTTAAGATCGCAGATGAAGCGGTTTTGCTCGGTCAAATCTTCATTGATAAAGCGATGGAGTCGCTTGCCGATCGAATGGTGCGAAATGATTTTGCGGAACTCGGCGAGTCGTGAAGTTGTGACGCTAAGTGTTCCGGACGTGGGCATTCAAATAGTGTTGATTTTTTGGGTAAGTGCAAAGGGGTATCGTGAAGTGGCCGAACAGCAACAAAAAACAGACCGAAAAAACAAAGAGGGCACGGTTGAGATTCGAGCTCTTGTGAATAGCAAGGCGTTTAAGGATCAGCTTGCACGGGCATTGCCGAAACATATCAGTGCCAGAACGCTTTGCACGTATCATTTCGACGCAGCTTCTGCGAACTCCGAACCTAGCAAACTGCGATCAAGATTCATTGATTGCAAAATGCCTGGAAGCGGCTCAGCTTGGGCTAGAGCCTGACGGGCGGCTCGCCCATTTAGTGCCCAGATGGAACAATAAAAAAGGCCATCACGAATGCACCTTGAACATAGATTACAAGGGCTATGTTGATCTCATGTTCCGTGGCGGGTTTGTTCGTCGCATTCATGCTGATGTGGTGTATGAAGGTGATATCTTCGTGTATGAGCTAGGCGAGGTTAAAAAGCATGTCCCGTGGGCTTGGCGGGATGATCGAAAGAAGCCGGATGTCACGCGGGAAGGTTCGCGGGGCGTTTTGCTTGATCGAGCTGAAGGACGGTGCGATAAAGTGCGAAGCAATGACGGAGGACGATATCCAAGCGATTCGCGCCAGATCGGCATCGCCCAATGCTGGGCCGTGGGTGACGGATACGGATGAAATGCGAAAGAAAACTCCGTTTCGTCGCCGGCTGAAATGGGTGCCGTTGTCGAGTGAGTATCGGGACAAGATCGAGAAGGATGATGATGTTCTCGATGTGGAAGCGACGGTATTGAGTGTTGCGGAATCGTTAGGCCAAGAGCCTGGAATGGTTGTCGCGTCACCACAAGTTACGCAGATTGCCGAACCGGCTCGGATTGAATCGCAACCGCAGGCGGAACCGTTTGCAATGGTCGAAGCGGTCGCAGAGAATGCGGTGACAGATCGTTCGCAAGGTAAGCGAGCGACACGACAAAAGCCGCTGGTCGAGGAAAGCGGCACGATGCTATAGAGGAGCCGGTAGGATGGCGAGGAAATCGATTGCGGCGATGCTGTTGGTGTGTTGGGTGGCAGGTGTGGCTTGTGGGCAGTCAAAGGTCTATGAGCCGCACAACACCACGGCAATTTTGCAGATCACGTTTTCGCAGGATGAGGGGCTTATGTCGTCGGGGTCGTGTGTGGCTGTTGATGCGTATCACGTATTGACGGCCGCGCATGTGGTCAGATCATCGACGGCGACGATTAAGGCCAAGGGTGGCGATGTGAAAGCAAAAGTCGTCGCAATCGATTTTTACCATGATCGGGCATTATTGCGGGCAGTCGATAAGTTGACTGAAAAGGCTAGGAAGCTGCGAGAAGATGCACCTAAAGAGGGCGAGCAGCTTTGGGCCATCGGTTTTGGTGGTCGAGGATTCGGTTATACGCGATGTTCGGCGGCTGGCGGTAAGATTAGGGGCCGGAGTATTCCGGGCGATTCTGGCGGGCCTGTATGCGATAAAGATGGCCGAATCGTCGGGCTGATTACCGGGTACAGCAATGACGGTTGGTTGATTTCACCGAGTCGCAAGGGGCTCGTGAAATGGGTACGAGATAATATCGGAAACGATCCGATGGATATCGGGCCGTAACACTGGATGGAGTCATCCACAGGTTGGTGGTAAGTAGATCACATTTTTTTGAAGTCTAGTATATGGAGCTTGGAATGAAAGTAGCGGTATTGGTCACCACATTACATCGCGGCGTGTTTTTTGGATTTGCCGAGGAAGAAAAGCTATCGGGTAGATCGATCGAGTTGGCCGATTGCAGAAATTGCATTTTTTGGGACTCGTCGATCGGTGGATTTCTTGGGCTTGCGAGCGTTGGCCCCAACGCCAAATGCAAGATCGGAACTCAAGCAGAGTCAGTGCTATTGCATGATGTTACGTCAGTATCCCGCGTGAGTGAGCAGGCGGTGCAAGCATGGAAAGCAGCGTAATACCGGAGTGGTGTCGTCCACTTGCGCAGATCACGCGAGACGATGTTGTTCGGGCGGGGTCATGTTTTGATGGCGTGGTCGAGTGGTGTAAAAAGAAAGATCTTACAGCTACCGCGATGAGCGTCCGCGACCTGCCTCGCAATGAGCATATCTTGCGAGCTGCAAAGCTAACTGGCGATGGCTATGGCGATGGCTATGGCTCTGGCTATGGCTATGGCTATGGCGATGGCTATGGCGATGGCTATGGCTATGGCGATGGCTATGGCTATGGCTATGGCTATGGCTATGGCTCTGGCTATGGCTCTGGCTCTGGCTATGGCTCTGGCTCTGGCTATGGCTCTGGCGATGGCTATGGCTATGGCGATGACTATGGCGATGACTATGGCTATGGCTCTGGCGATGGCTATGGCTATGGCGAATGGTAGACCATCAAAAAACAGCGATCTATGGGTTGAGGTATGATAGCGACAGATTCTAGTGGATATGAAAGAACTTCGAACAAAAGCCTTTTGCGGCCATACTGCTTTGCGATGGGGAATTTCGTAGTACAGCTACGTTCTTACATTCCTCAAAGTTAAATCGGCGATAGGTCTCTTATCTCGACGGGACGTTGTTGCAGAGATACATGGTTTGACTTTCCGGATTTGATGAAGTCCCTTGTCGACTGCGCGATTTGAATGTTTGAATTGAAAAGGTCGGCGATGAAATGGCAAGGAAGTACATGCGAAATCATTCAATATGACCATGACAGGCTTCTCGCGAGCCCTTGAGGTTACCCCAACAAAGCTTTCAACCTGGACAAGCATCCGATTACAACTCCGCCCGATTTTCGTGAATTACGACGAGCAATCATGACGACCTATTGAGTAAAGGCCGTGATACGGTGACAGACTTGGCCTGGACCTGTGGAAGACAGTTGCAGAATGAGTCGCCGAATGGATCCAGCGTTACGTCAAATGCGGATTACGGTCACAAGCATGCACTGCGGAGACTGGATGAAGGCACTCGGGACGTAGTGACTGCTCGGGTCAAGACGCTGAATGGGACGTACACGTCGAACATTGATTTCGATGGTAAACCGTTCGATTTCAGCGACTAGAGTTTTTGTGGTTAGTTCATCAAACGCCAAACGCTCGATTGGTTGGCTGGAAGCCTGTAGAGGAGATTTGCCCACTTGTCTTCGACGTTTGACAGGCGGCGCTGCGAGTTCTTTGCGGAATTGACGGGCAGAGCGTGAACTCACAACGACAGAAGTCGATACCACAGGTTGGCGGCGGGGCGATCAACGCAATAGAAAGGTCCAGCACATGCTCAGCAACGAACACCCAGGACATGCTAGAAATACAACAGCGGTACGACACTTTGCGACGTTGGCTTTGGCGACTGGTGTCGCATTCAAATGAAACGAAGAGAATGGGTCGAGTGGCTATGAGATTCAGCCGCAACGGCGAAGACAGACTTCTTTGGTTGGAAACGCCATCGTTCCGCAGGTCGACAAGTTACTTAGATGGCGACGGGTTTCTCGACGAGTAGTAGATACTGAATCCACGAGCCGGCGAACCAGTAGATCGACTGAAGTAACCGGTATCTAGCATGCATGAAACTTCGACAGGCAAAAGAGTTAGTTTACGAAATGCTGAAATCGTCAAGGCATTCGAATGCGAGTTTTTGAGAGGGTGCGATCGACTGCGACGAATGCCAGCAGTTTGATGGTTAGCGTTGTAAGAAAGGGTTCCAGCCATCGAACTGAACTGCAAACCAAACGTGCAGGCTTCGTGCGATGCATTGATCACGGCGCAGATTATTAGCGACCGTGTTCAACCACTAGAGAGTAAGTCTACAGGCTGGTTCAGCCTAGAACGGAGGCGATATGGCTCGCAGAGACTTTTACGGATTACCGACGATTGATGAAAACGAGCTGCTTGAATTTGTGATCGCATACCACTGCTGGCGGTGCCCTCGGTGTGCGGGGCACCGGATAACGCATCGGTGTGAAAAGGTGATCAACACGTTTCGATGTGCCGCAAAGGATTGCCAGGCGCCGATTTCGCGGTCGGAAATGGAAGCGATTGACCGAGCAGAAATGCGAGGGTGATGTATGGACGCAATGACTTGGTTGTGTGTGGTATGGTTGATCGTCGGTATGGGTGTTGGTTGCCGTTGAATGGAGGGATTGAAATGGCGTGGCGAATCATTAAGCAGCCGAACGGGCAATACGCTCGATTCAGTGAAGTGGTAGATAACTTCACCGATTACGATCTCACGCGAGCGGAGGCGGTCGAGCTGTGCAAGTCGCACGGGCTCCCGGCGGGGATCGCGGAGCAAAAGGTTCGATGGTCGGAAGCAGATCCGGCCCGCTTTCGCGGCGCGATGGAAATCGTGCGGTTGATCCACGGCGAAGAGGAAGCGGCGGCGATGGTGAAGTTGTTGGACAGTGATTCAATTGGCGAGGTGATTTGATGCGGTACGTTCTGACGATCGTCGTGATGTTATACACCATCATTGGTATTCGCATTGTGCAATGGACGCACAAGCTATGGTGGCTGCAAATCATGCGGCTATTGTTCCGAGCTGAAAATGAGGGTGTGATAACCAAAGAGCAACGGCAAACCTTGATGGATGCGTTTGACCCTCGCGGCGACCACATGGCATACGGTCGGTTTGCTGAGTGGTCGTTTAAGATGATGCGGGACCGCGAGAAAGTTTGACGCGGCCCGCGAAGATCCGCTAAAATTTGTGCAGTCGATTGATACCCGACGAAACAGAACACACCGCTCCCTATGTCGCTTTCTGCGCCCTCGTGGGCAGTCGGGTATCAACTGCGATGTAGGGAGCGTCTTTTTGAAGGTGTTTGGCAATGGCTGGTGAGTGGATTCCCGTCCGTGTTGACTTATTTGGATGTCCGCAAGTTGTCCAGATTTTGTCCAAACTTTGTCCAGAATGTGTCCGAACAAAGTCCGAGCGTGTCCGAAAAACGTCCGAGATTGTCGGGGCGTTAGTCCGTATGTGGTCGCTTTTTGATCGGCATACAGATGACGGAAGAGTCGATCGGATACACCACTTTCCTGACTAGATGATGAGGTCGGGATTGAAGGTTTTAGCGAGGCGGTGGTAGCGGTCGGCTGGTTGTCTGTGGAACCGAATGCGTTGAAAATGCCCGAGTTTTCTAAGTATTTGAGCGCCTCAGCCAAAACAAGAATGAAGGATGCACAGCGAAAACGAGAGGAACGAGCCGCGTCCAGAAAATGTCCAGGAAATGATCCAGAAAGATTTGGACAAAAATCGGACCACAGAAGAGAAGAGAACAGAAGAAGAGAAATACAAAACCCCCTAAGCCCCCCTTGGGGGAATCTGGGAGTTTGATGCAACAACAATTCAATTCCCGTCGAAGATCAATTACCCGTTGGTGAAGGCCACTTGGGCGGCATGGTGCCAACACCGGAAGGAAATCGAAAAGCCGATGACCGAATCGGCGGCCCGTGGACTGGTTGACACGCTTGCCCGCATGGGACCGGATCTCGCGGTAGCCTCGATGCGGCGGACGATCGCCAAGGGCTGGCAGGGCTTGCAGCAATGCCCACCTGATGAGGTCTTGCTGTACTCGATTCCACGACGAGGAACGCAAAGAGGCCGAACGGCGCGAGACCGAGCGAAAACTCGAATTGCACCGCCAGCAGGTAGCGAAGGAAGATGCGGAACGATGGGCGGCGATGGAAGCACGAAAGGCGAAGGAAAATGCACGAGCAACTTGAGACGGAACGCCGTCATGCGGAGATGGCCCTCGCTGGCTTGGCGATAATTGCCCCCTCGGCCCTTCTGGGTTGCGAACTGGATGAATCGTTCTTCAGTGACCCAGTATTAGCAAAACTTATTGACATAGCCAAAACGCAGACGAATAGCGGGCGAATGGTTCCGTTGGCGTTGCGACTCGGCCTCGAATCGTCGCAAATCGCCAATTTGGTGGCAAAGGCGGGTTCTCCGTTGTCGGTTCGGGATTATTGTCACGATCTAATGCGGACGCGTCACGCGCAATATTTGGAGGTTTTAGGGGCTAGGCTGGTTTCGGAGGTCGGCGGCAATCCACGGGTGGAACCTGCGGATCTGGTCGCGTGGATCGAGTCGGAGGTCATGCGGATTCGCTCAGGGCGTGCGGAATCGCCCATAGTCGGGATCGATGAGGTTGTGGAGGAAGTGCTTGCCGGCCACGAAAAGCGGCTTGAAACGGGCGAATCGGAATCGGTGCTGACGGGCCTGCGGTGTATCGACTCGAAGACGGGCGGCATGTATCCCGGCCAGCTTTGGCAGATCGCGGCCCGAACCTACATGGGAAAGACAGCCCTCGCGCTCGAGTTTGCCTATCGGATGGCAAGCCGGGCGCCAGTGTTGTTTGTGTCGCTGGAAATGTCGCGCGGTGAGTTGGTCGACCGATTGCTGGCGAGGGTTGCACAGATCCCGATCCACAAGTTTGCAAAAGGCGATTTGACGCGGCGGGAAATAGAGCACGCTCGGCGGTGCGAGGATCAGTTAAAAAAAATGCGAATCAAGTTTACGACGGCTCACGCGGAGTCGGTGCAATCGATTCGGGCGAAATCGCGGTTAATGAAATTACAAACGGGCCTAGGGTTGGTTGTGGTTGATAACTTGCAATTGATCAAACCGGCGGATCACCGGGCACCAAGGCACGAACGAATCAAGCAATGCACGATTGACCTAAAGACGATGGCCCGCGAGCTGCAAGTGCCCGTTCTGTTGTTGTCGCAGTTGAACGCGGACGCGGAAGGAAATGAGCCGAACGACACGCACTATGCGGGCTCGAAAGAAACTTTGCCGGATATCGACGTTTCGCTGTTGATGCACCGCGAGACTAAAGAAGCAGCAGATGTGGAAATCATTTGTACGAAAGAACCGAAAAGGTGGACCGCCGTTTCGGGCTAAGTTGATTTTTGACGGGCAGTATCAATCGTTTGCAGAACCGGTGCAAGAGTTTGAAGAATGGAAGGGGTGAGTGCAATGTATACTAACTATCCAAGTTTGCCATCGTTTTGGGTGTTAGCAACCCAAGAGCCTCGGCACGTACCGACGTTCGCGGCGGTCTACATTATTCTTGATGTAAATCGCTATGTCAAATACGTTGGGCAAATGACCAATTTGAGAAGTCGATATAAAGATCATCTAAAGAAAGTGATTAGAGAAGGCGACGCACTTGGCTGGTTAAAATGCGAACAAGAGGAATTGATGTTTTTGGAGTGCTGGTTTATTGCGACGCTTCGTCCATATTTGAATGGAAATGATGCAAACAAAAGATCGAGAAAAGCTGCAACAGCGCTACAAAGTAAAGTTAAGTGTAAAACCGGAGCCGATGTGGCGAGGTGGTCGAAAGGTCTATTTTCATAGTGGAGACTATATATACAGGCAGGGAGATAGGTTCGGTGTGATTCAGAAGATATTAACGCCTGATGGGTACATGGACAGCAATCATGTTATTGTTGACGGAGGCAGTGTACCGAAATGCCTATTGTCAATTATGTTAGATTGAAGCGTGAATAATGCGTGACCTGACGCGTGGGCTTGTAGGTTTCTTCCCACGAAAGGCGGTGAACTGTGAGTGCCGGGTATGAAGAGCCCAAACCACAGAGCGATTTGTTGCAGTCGCTCGCGGTGGCCCGATGCGTATTCGGGGCATTATTTCAAAGGGGTAATTATGAAAGAAAAAACTGAAGCTGAAATCATCGCTGACATTGACGCACGCAAGAAGCGACGCGAACAGCAGCTGGAATATCTTGCGGCGCAATTGGCGATTGTGATTATGAAAGCGCAAACGGCGACCGAACAGAGAGAGGTCGCAAAAGACGTGCTAAAGTATTTGCCGGATGAGTCCATGGAGTACGCGAAACGAAATCTAAACAAGTGGCTGCGAAAGGGGTAGTTATGCAATGGGTCAAGGCGAGTGAGCGGATGCCGGTTGAAGGTGATGAAACAAGTATTGATACATTGGGCGATGTGATACGGAGGTTTGAGGTAAACGGCGAGCCGGGTATCGGTTGTTGCGGTTGGGATCGTCTTAAGGACAGTGACGAGTGGCTGGAAGGCTGGAATGTCGACACGAGGAGAGCCCGTTCGTTACGTGGCAATGAAAAGACAGTCGCTTGATGGCTTGTTGTTTGCACCCGACACTACCGTCAGTAAAGCGGCAAGCGAGGCGATTAATCGAAGCAGCTAAGCTCTATGGCTCAGGCAAGTGTCAAGTTGCTGACGCGGCGGGTCGCAGGTATTCTTGCAGTCGAAAGCTGAAGTTGTTTATCGCGTGACGCGATTTGAGGGATACTGATTTATGAGTAAAAAGATGACGCAATGCTGGAGGCTGGTAAGTGTACCTGATCTTTATAACGACCAACGCGGGCTCTATTTACGTTTGCCGTGAGATGGTCCGAACTGTGGCCGAAATACGAGTTGCGACATTGCTAGATGAAATTGAGTCGCGAAAGCCCGATGTGCTGCAATTGATTGCATCATCGCTTGATGGCTTACCACGTGCGAGCATGGTTTACGGTGTGCAAATTTTACACATCACTAAAAGAGGCGTATCTGAGGAAGTTTGGAGGGCGGGCAATGATCCAGCACCAGCCGGTGACGCGGGTAACGATCCAGCAGGACGGAGAATACACGGTTCTGATCGCGGTGACGGCTCGCGGTTCGCGCGGTAGCGAATTACACCGGATGCGAGAAAACGGAGAATTTCAACCTCGCGAGGATGATGAACCAAGCCCGCCAGGAAGGAATCGAAGCGGTCGAGATAGACGGCGAAAGCCGAGGGGCGACCGAGGGTAAGCTGATCGCGTGGATTTGGTTTAACGTGATGTGGGGCCTGACCGTGGCGAGCGGTCTGGAGGCGAAGCAGATCGGCATGATGGGTGTCTTGTGGTTTTGCTTCCTGATTTTTTCGTATCGTGTTCCGTTGGATTGGTGGCGAAAGGTAAAGGGGTAGTTATGAGTTACAGACAAGATGCAGTTGCAAAGTATTGTCACGTTTAAGGCTAGGCGACAATGTAGTGTCTGTCGCGAGCGTGGAAGCAGGGTGAGCGAGGATTTGACGCGTCCGTGGTCACATTACGTGCGGCAAGATGGATCGGAAGCAAGACCGCCAGTCATTGTGAGTAGACAGCCGGATGGCAGTGTGGCATTCAATACCAAATGGGCGAGCGATGGCTTTATGGTGCCGTGGTTCGTGCTGGAGCGGTTTGACGAAAAGCCAAATGCCGTTCGAATGCTGCTGAAAGTCGTGCCTGACAGGTTATGAGCCGGTTAAGATTGCGACATCGCAGCCGATGCGTGAGTTTGCGGGATTTTGGATCGATGGTGCAGCAAAGACAGCCTGAGCGCAAAGCACTGGAATCATAAAAAGTGCATTTTGGCTATTCAGAAAGCATGATAATTCATTTGATATTTGCTGTACGGAACATTCACCGATTGGCATGCTGTTTACTGGCTCGACACCACGACGCCAACGGAACTGACGCCAAAGCAGGCGTTTGAGCTATCGCAAATGACTTAATCCAAATCTGTTCAGGTATTTACCGCAATGGAGAAACGGATTATTATGCTTGAACCAGCAGCCCTGGCTCGACTGGTATTGTTAATTGGGGCGACACCGACGAATATCCACCACGCCAGAAATGGCGTAGCTCCAACCGACGCGGATAAAGGGTCTTTGTGTCGCGTCAAGGATGACGCAAACAGTGAATGGTATGAGTCAAGGTTTCTTGTGACGGACAACGGAAAATTTCTGGCAAAGCGTGATGAAGATTCTTATGCCTATCCGTACGATTTTTGCGAGGTACTAGACTAATGGTCGATATGCAAGACTCTGCAAACAAAGCAATGCACGCTATTCTGGCAGCCCGCCGAATCAAAGCGATGGGGCAAGCGGCACTCGATCCGGCTTGCGAAGATGCGACCGAGCATTTGCCAGTAACCGAAATCATAGCGATGGCGGAAGCGGTTGAAGATGAAGCCCTGGAGCGTCTATTGCGTGCCGATGTGAAACTGTGGAAAGTTGCGGCATGTATTGAGATGACCGAGGCGACGATGTTGGAATTGTCCGCGACTGCCGATTCGATGATCCTGAAGCGTTTCGAGAACATTTTACCGAAAATAGCGGAACTCTCCGAAAAATTGAGCACGTTCAAAACGTAGAGCATTGCAACGGCTGACTGGCGTTCGTAGAAAAACGATAGGCGGCGGCGATGAGACGGTGAGGGGCCGTTTCATTGCCGTCGCTTTTTTCGTTTCAGGGGTAGGTTATGCCAGACAAAGTACGTGCGATTCTCATTGGGGCTCTTATCGCTGCGTTGGGCGCGTTGATTGGGTCATTGCCGATTGTCATGTCGGATGCCGAAACGGTCGCGAAACTAGGCCCGTGGGGGCCGTATATGGGTGCTGTAGCGGCAATCGGTGTGAACGTGCTGCGGAAGGTTGTCGAGTATTTGGCTGAACGCAAAAAGCAGCTGGAAAGCTGATCGCGACGGTTTGTGGTGGTTTGTGTCTCAATTGAAGGGGGTAGAGCGTGGCGGGATTGTTAAAAAAATGGCGGGCTGAGGTTCGCGAAGAAACTCGGCAATGCTGGATCGAGGCCAAAGGCGATAAAGATAAGGCCCGTGAATTGGCTCGGACGCGGCTGCGGGCTCGATTTGAGGGTCGCGTTGGGTTCTCTCCGATCGTTTGGTCGCTGATCATTCAATTGGCGCTGCAGCTGATTCTCTGAGTGGTACAACTCGAAAAACAGTGAACCGGTCGCGGCTTGTGATTTCGTTGATGCCCTCGATGATGACGGCCTTGACGATGATCCGTTCGGTGATGGCGATGATGTGCCAATGGAGCCTGATTCCCTATGCTGATCATTGCAGGTGGTGTATTGGTTTGCCTGGCTCTTTTGTGGTGGTTATCGGGCTGGTCGTTTGGCGGCTCGGCCGTAATCGCTACGGGCGAACTGGATGAGCATTCCACGATTAAGCGGTTGATTGCTCAAACCAAGAACGAAAAAGCTAAAAGCCTTTTGCGTGAAGTTGGGAAGCGCTCTACGATGAATAATCGCAATCGGCTGGTTCCGGCTTTACTCGCCTTAGTCGGTGTTGGCCTGATTGCGTTCGGGTCGATCGGTACAGCTCTACCCCGCTTGCCGGTCGACCTTTTGAAATGGTTGCCATCGATCCAGGTTACGAAATACCCGGATGCGGCGGTGATCTTTTTGGAGGAGGCGTCCGAGCGTGATATGGATTTCGCGCTAGTGCTGGCAAATAAGGCGTTTACGGATTCGCTTGACGAGTCGATCCATTGAGTGGCGAGTACTGGATGACGATCAGCCAGAAGCGGCGGAACTGGTAAAAGTTGCGAAATCGCCATCGATGCTGTTCGTGAAGCCGCTTGGCGGGGCTCAGTATGAGATACTTGCAACGCGAGACCCTGCCGAAATCCAGCAAGCAAGCTAACGCGATGATCGCGGAGGTGATGGGCTTATGATTCGACGTGTATCGCTTGCGGACTATATCGAACAAGACGACGTTGTTGACGGCCTGCGTACTGGGCTTTGGCTGCCAAGGAAACGACCGGAGGTTTATCCATCGGTTGCGACGGCAATCAAGATCCTCGATTTGGAGACCATCAAGCGGCTATGCGCGAGCCAAGAGCGAACGCCAGCAATTGAGCGATTCCCGGCCAAGCAATGGATTCGCAACCAGGGGCGGCGTGGATCGTGTGCGGGCTATGCGGCTGCGGGTGCACTGTCGCGTTGTCGTGTTGCTAGCGGTTTGCCGTTTCAGATGCTATCGGGTGAGTTTATCTACTCGATGTGTAATGGCGGACGCGATCGCGGATCTCCAACGGAGTTGACCTGGCAGAAAATCGAGGAAGTCGGAGCCGCACCGGAGGAACTGGTACAGCATGAAAGCTACCTATGGAAGCAAATGTCGGAATCGGCGCGTAAAGCAGCGGAACGGTTCAAAGCGTGGGAGTGCTTCCGAATTGATTCGGCGTTGGAAATGGCATCGGCGTTACTTGCAAACTTTTTTGTTGTGGCTGTGGTCCATGCCAGTAGTGCGTATCGAAAGGTAGATGCTCGCGGCGTACGTGGCAGATCATCTGGTCGCGGAAATCATGCGATCGGTGTGCAAGATGTTCGCATTAATCCCGATGGTGAAATCGAGTTCAATGAGGTCGGATCGTGGGGACTGAACAACGGCATTGACGGTTACGCGTGGTTGACTTGGAACGGTCACTTCGCGTCTACTGTAGAACGACACGCTCACTATGCGATTTCAAACGCAAGTGGCGATTTGGCTTTGGCGGTTTAATGGGAGAATAATTATGCGTGGTTTGGTGTTGTTTGTTGGTTTGCTGTTGATTGCAATTTCATGGGCGGCCTCGGTGCCGGCAACCGCAGAAGATTGCAAAGGCAATTGCGCCACGGTATCAATTCCCGATCCGGTCGCTGCTTCGTCGGATGAGAAATCGATCCTCACGCAAGATTGTCCGGGCGGTGTGTGCCCTATCCCACAATCCGCACCTGTCGCTCAAAAATACGAACAACCGCGAGGCGTATTGCCTCGTGTGCGAAATCGAGTACGGCAATGGCGGCCGTTTGGTGGATTGTTTCAGCGTCGGCGGCAATAATGTCCTGCGGCTAGAAAGAACGTGCTATGAATAGCGAATTGATTATTCAATTGGTATCTACGCTTGGCGTGTCGGGGGTTTTGGTGTGGTATCTTTATCACACTACGACTAAAACGATTCCGGATCTTGCGGATAAACACGCGAAATCAATGGAATCGATTAGCGAGCATTTTACTGAAACGCTAAAAGATGTGACCGCACAAGAGCGATCGGCTCGTGAACGGGAAATCAACTTGCTGCAGGCATCGATTCCGAGAATGTGTCAATTCCGAACGGATTTGCAAAAATGAAAAGCTCAAAAATGGTGGCCGTCACAAATGGCCTAAGTGATATCATCGATGTGCCTCGTAACTGTTTTGTTGCGGCCGTTCGTGTGCCAAGTGATTACCAAGGGCAAATCAATATCATGGGCTCATTTGGCGGTGATGTGGTTCTGGTTGTGGCTGAGGGTGAAATAGTTGATGTAAACGCGCCTACTGCGGGGTCCGTGGTCGTGTTGTATCCGGAAGCGATGAAACCGTTAGCAAAGGTGCGTTTTGTATTTGATACGGAAATCACTGCCGAAATCGAAATTTGTCTTTTATTGTTGTAGTCCACTAGATGCGGCTGTCCAGTAGCTTCCAAAGGGTAGATCGTCATGTTTTATCAGTCTAGGGTACTCGACTGGACGTTCTGGCTGCTCTTTGGAGAAGTGAACCACTGTCAGAATTCTTTTGAATGGGAAAGTGACTACTACCGTGATTGACTTAACACTTTCAATAAATAAGAGTTACTTAAATGAGTCACTAGATGCACCGTCTAGTGGTTGCCGAATGGTAGATCATCGTTTTTTCGTCGTCTAGGGTACGGGTAATGATATGAATTTACAGCCACTCGCCGACGAGCTTGCCAAACCAGAATACGCTTCTTTGACCGATCAAGAAGCTGCGGACGCCATCAACTCAAAAACGGTCGTTGTGTCCCAGTTGGTACCAAATTGGCAAATTAAGCAACACGCAATTCTTAACGGCTATTGGCCAGTGGTAAAAGCAGGCCAACTTGACGCAGATCCGCAAAAGGCCGGGCTGTGTTTGTCCGTCATAGATTGGGTCGATGATTCGCGAATCCAGAACACTGACATGAACCTGCCCGGCGTACAAACCATGATTGGTGGCTTGGTGCAATTCGGCCTTGTGACAGATATGCTTGCGAGCCAGCTTTTTGCTATGTCTCAAGCAACCATTGCGTGGACTAAGCACGTTGGCGTTGGTGAAGTTGGTCGCGGGATCATCCAGAATTTACGACGAGAGGCGCAATAATGCCGAAGGCGATACTAACCAAATACGGCAATAAAACAGTATTGACTGCGTCGCTTGCGAGTCTTGCGTCTGACACTTCGCTACTGGCTGGTATTGAGTCATCAATTATCGACAATACCACAGATGGTTTTTCCGACATCATCGTCAGTGGTGTCGTAACAACTGGAACATCGCCAAACACGGCACGCCAAATTGAAGTTTGGGCTATCGGCTGGGATGGGGCAAACTGGCCCGATGTTTTTGATGGAACTAGCTCAGCTGAAACTGTCACAAGCGCGGAAATCAAAGCATCTATTTGCAAGCCCGTTGCAATCATGCAAATTAACAACACAAGTAATCGGGCTTATCCATTTGAAGGCGTTTCTTTGCGAGGCGCTTTCGGTCAGTGTCTACCGAGCCGAGTAGTTTTATTTGTCACCCACAATACAGGTGTTGCGCGCTAAACTCAACCGCAGGAAATCATGAGCTTTCCTACTATGGAGTGTATCCAGAACTGCAATGAGATACCCTTCGTTAAGACAAGGTCTTGTTCGTGCATGGTGTCCTTTACTCGGTCCAAGTGGCTATACGCTGCTTGACCGTAGCGGATACGGTGACCACGGCGTTTTAACGAGCATGGATGCCGGGAGTGATTGGGTCGGCACTCGATACGGCTGGGCGTTAGATTTTGACGCAGTAGACGATATGGTCGCGACTAACTACACGACGGCGGGAGAAATAACGTACTCGTGCTGGTTTATGGCGCCGAACAACAGGCGCTGATGGTGGCCGAATTCTACATGGTTCAAGTTCTACCGTAGGCTACATCGGATTTATCCGAACCACAGACCTGATTATAGCTACTTCGGCAGGGTCGAGCACATTTGCGGGGTTCAGTTTCTCGAACAACGTGTGGTATCACTTTGCTTGCACCAGAGATGCGGCGGGTAATTTGCGAGCGTTTATCAACGGAGTCGAATCTACAACAGGGGCATTGAGCCGAACTGGAACATTTACGCTTACACAGCTGGGCAGATACGCAACGGTCCCAGGTCTTGCGATGTACTCTTGGGATGGGCAGTTGAACGATGTGCGAATCTACAATCGCAGCTTGTCAATTCCTGAAGTCAGACTTTTGGCATTAGAGCCTGGAATCGGACTAAAACCAGAAGCAACTAGTGTGTTTTTTGGTGCCGAGTTATTCAGTGCCGCATGGCTTGCTAAATCGTCCCCGATCATTGGCGGAGGAGTCATCTAGTGTATCCAAGAAATGCAACGAGCCCGCCCGAAATTTCCCTTGGCCAATTGCTCCAACTATCGGACGGGGCGATTCAAACATCCGACGCCTCAGTGCGAGTAAAGATCGGCACCGGTGCATGGGCGGCGGCTTTGGGAACGCCTACTTGTGACGCAACTAGCGGAATATGGACCTACGCACCGACTCAGGCGGAAACGAACGCAGCGTATTTTATCGTTGGGATCTATAAGGCGGGCTGTTCTGCGATATCCCAAACCGTGATAACGTCCGCAAGTGCTACAACAGGCTATGCCGGACTAGATTGGAGCAAGGTTGCGTCACAAAATGCAACCGTTGGCCTTAGCGGGACCACGATCAAGACCTCGACCGATGTAGAGGCCCGAACTGTAGACATCCAATCTAGGATTCCGACGACACTAGACGGCGGCAATATACGATCTAGTGTTCAATCGATGGCACCTAACACACTCACGGCCTCGGCTTTGGCATCCGATGCGGTGGCCGAAATCGCAGCGGCGGTCGGCGGATCTGGAGGAACTGGAGCGCGAACGGTAACGATCACGGTCAATGATGGAACTACACCGATTCAAGGTGCGTTGATTCGTGTATCGCAAGGCGCTGAGTCGTATGTTTTGCCAACCAACTCAAGCGGAGTTGTGACGTTCTATCTTGATGATTTTGTTTGGTCTGTGGTGATTACCAAACCAGGCTTTGAAGGATTCGGAACCGATTTGACGGTCAACGGAAACGAGGCCGAGACGTATTCGATGACGGCGTTATCGTTGACGGCTAGTGATCCGGATAAAGTGACAGGATATTGGACCGTGTTTAACGAGCTAGGTGTCGCGACTGCCGGCAAGGTGGTGACGGTTCGCGCGGTGCAAAAGCAAAGCGGATCGACCGGGATCTTGCATTTGAAGACAGCCGCGAACGGCGACCAGTGATTCAAACGGTGTGGCGCAGTTTGCTAACATGCTGCCGGGCTGGACGTATTCCGTGTCGCTAGACGGTGAAACGGTGGCTCAGGTGACGATTGCATCAAACGCGACCGGAACCGTCGAATTGGGCTCGTGTGTGCTGGCGGAATCGGAGTGATCGAATCGCAAGGCGGTATCTTTTTGCGATTGATTGACTTCGTGTATCAATTTGGCTTATGTTGTTAGGTAGTACACCCTGGGGGTCGATGGGTCCTTATTAACGGGGGGCCGGAGCTTGCGGGTGTAAACCAGAGCAAT